GGTTTGCAAGTACCTTCCACACAGAATCTGGAGACGAATAATGACGGATAAGAAAAAAGAAAACGTAGTAACCTTCGAGCCATCGACAATTGAGACAGTTGACGTGGCAATGTTTGAGTGGCTTAATGAGAACATGGATCTTCACACCTTGTCAAACAGGGGATACAAGAAAGTCCCAGTTATTTGGGTTTCCGCAGAAAGAGCTTATCAGTCAAAGCGCAGCAAAGAGATGCGGGACAAGGAAGGAGCGCTAATTCTTCCTCTGATTTCTCTCGAAAGATCAGGCTTCGAAAAAGATCCTAGCAACAAAGGCGTCGCTTGGGCAAACGTCCCACCAAATCCGGATGTCAAAGGCGGAGCATTTACGATCACCAGACAAATCAAGCAAGACAAGTCTGCTAACTTCGCAAACGCCGGCGCAAAAAAGAAGACAGGACAAATAAACTTTCCAAGAAAGAATAAGAAGATTGTTTACGAAACAATTTCAATTCCTTTCCCAGTATCTATCAACGCTAATTACAACATCAAACTTAGAACCGAATATCAACAGCAAATGAACGATTTGATTCAGCCATTCATGACTTTTACGGGAAATAATAATTATTTCAAGATAAAGAAAGACGGTCACGTCTATGAAGCCTTTATGGACGGCACTTACACCTCAGACAGTAATGTCGAAGATATGGGTGACGACGAACGTATGTATGAAGCTGAAATAAACATCAGAGTTTTGGCATACTTGGTCGGCGAGGGATCTAACCAGGACAAACCATCCGTCGTCCGCCGTGAAAACGCCGTTGAGATTAAAATACCCCGAGAAAGAACAATTCTCGGCGAAGATGATTTCGATCTTTTATAGAAAAAACCCACTTAATATTCATAAAAATCACTTTTTCTGCTTTTGAAACTATTAAACACTAATTAATATGGTATATAATAGTAGTGTTGCGACTTTCTAGTCCCACGCCCTCAAGAGGAGAAATAAAAGATGTCAGCTAAAAAATTTAGATTTGTATCCCCCGGAATTTTCTTAAACGAGATTGATAAATCTCTTTTACCAAAAGAAGGAGCCGCAGTCGGTCCTGTCGTTATTGGTAGAACAGAGCGCGGTCCTGGATTACGTCCAGTAACTGTTAACTCATTCTTAGAGTTTACCCAGATTTTTGGAAACCCCATCCCAGGTGGTGACTCTGATGACGTTTGGAGAAACGGCAACAGAACTAGCCCTACTTACGCTTCTTATGCAGCTCGTGCATGGTTGAAGAACGGAACCCCATTGACTGTGGTTCGCGTACTCGGTGACGGACAAGATGATCCTACTGTTGAAGGTGCTGCCGGCTGGAAGACAGCTAACACACCTGCAATCGAAGCATCCTCAAACGGCGGCGCATACGGACTTTTCGTAGCTCCATCCGCTTCTGCTGACTCAAGTGCCCTCAACGGTACACTCGCAGCGGTCTGGTACTTGGACGAAGGTTCAATTCGCCTCGTTGGTACTGGTCAGGAAAATGCTGTTGTCGGTGCATCCGGCTCAGGCGCAGCAGAACTCGTTATGAGCAACGGCGCAAACTTTCAGTTTCAAGCAGTTGTTGAAAGCTCTACCCAGGCTGCAGTATTAACAGCATCCTTCAACTTCGACAATAGCTCTGACAACTACATCAGAAAACAATTTAACACCAACCCAACACTTCTCGGTTCGGACAATAGCTCCACAACCGAACACTTCTTGGGTGAGACTTTCGACAGAAACTTGTACGACACTCTCGGTACAGCTGCCGGCGCATCTGGTCAGGCAATGGCTTTCATTGTTGCTCTTAACGGCGCAAACACAAGAAAGACAGACTCCGCAGCAGCAGAGTCGGGAATGGTTATCGCTCAGGACACTGGTCCAGCAGCGTCATTTAGTCCCGCAGCTCAGCAAGAACTTTTCAAGTTTGTCGCTCTCGACAGCGGCGAGTGGATTAACTCCAATGTTAAAATTTCTATTAGAGACATCGCAGCACCTACGAATCCTGATTTCGACCCCTACGGTACCTTTACTGTAGAAGTTCGCGACGCTAGAGATTCAGACGCTAAGAAGGTTGTTTTGGAAACATTCACTGGATGTAACCTCAATCCTAATTCCTCCAACTTCATCGGAGCCAAGGTTGGTAACAAATATGCAACTTGGAACTCCGTAGATCGTAAGTTCACTGAGTTCGGCGATTATGATAATCAATCTAAGTATGTTTATGTAGATACTAGCACCCTTGACAGCGGTCTTGATGCAGCAGGTCTTTTGCCATTTGGCTTCAAAGGTCCGCAAACTTACAATGCTGTAACTGGAACAATCAACAGCGCAGTGAGCCCATTTGCTACGACTTCGATTCCACACGCACCTGACGTCAATTTCGTTTCCGGTGGTCTCGGCGCAGCAAACACGTTTACCCTCGCTGGTCCTCAAATGGCTCTTCGAGTTAGCTCCTCCACAGGAGGTTTCTCTGACCCAACTGCAGCATACTTTGGTTTGACAACAGACCAACGTGGAAACACTCGTTTTGAAGGTTCCTATGCTGATTTGGCTCGCATGTTGCCTTTGATTGATAGCGACTACAAGACATCTACTTTTACTTTTAGTTTGGATGACGTATCTTACGTTTCAAGCTCTGCCACAGGCATCGTTCAGTATCAGGCACAATATGTTACTGGTCAACGTGCTTCTGGAAACTCTATCACAGCTGGTGGTCCTACCCCAACTGACCCAACTGGTGCAGGTACAAGCGCAGGATACGAAAACGTCCTCGACGCTGGCTTTAACCAGTTCACAATGCCTTTAGTTGGCGGATTCGACGGAATGGACATCACTCATCGTGACCCATTATCCAACGAACTGCTTTCGGGCAAAAATGAAACAACAAGTTATGCTTTTAATTCCATCAAGAGAGCAATCGATTCAGTATCGGATCCAGAAGTTGTCGAGATGAACCTCGCAGCTATCCCTGGCATCACAAACGAATCATTGACAAATCACTTGATTGAGACTTGCGAAACACGCGCAGACGCATTAGCAATCGTTGACCTTCCAGGCGGCTATGTCCCTGAGTATGAAAAGTCATCAGGCGCTGAAGTCGGTTCTGTCGACGCAACTGTTAGCGCATTGAAAACTCGCGCAGTAAACAGCAGTTATGCTTGTTCTTACTATCCTTGGGTACAGACTAAAGACGAATTTGGTTCTGGAAGAATCTTCTGGGCACCACCTTCAGTCGCAGCTCTCGGAACTTTCGCAAGCAACGACAAGAAGTCAGCACCTTGGTTCGCACCAGCAGGCTTTACTCGTGGCGGCTTAACTGACGGCGCAGCAGGTATCCCTGTCATCGGCGTTCGTGAGCAATTGACCCGCAAAGAGCGCGATAAGCTCTATGACAACAACATTAACCCAATCGCCAAGTTCCCAGCAGAAGGCATCGTTATCTTCGGTCAGAAGACAATGCAAGCCACACAGTCTGCTTTGGACCGCGTGAATGTACGTCGTATGCTCCTTCACGTTAAGAAGGGCATTTCGAACATCTCCTCCACTCTCTTATTCGACCAGAATGTTAAGACAACATGGGCTCGTTTCTTGGGTGAAGCAGAACCTTTCTTGAGAGACGTTCAGGCACGACTCGGTTTGACAGAGTATAAGATTGTTTTAGACGAAACAACAACTACTCCAGACTTGGTTGACCGTAACATTATGTACGCTAAGATCTTCTTAAAGCCTGCACGTTCTATCGAATTCATTGCAATTGACTTTGTAATTCAAAGAACCGGAGCATCTTTTGAAGATTAAAGGTTAGACGTTACTATTTATTTGTGATATAATTTCATAAGGAGAACTTAAAAAATGGCAAATTTCTGGACAAGCCCAAACCGTGACCCGAAAAGGGCATATAGATTCTTAGTCAACTTGGCTGCATTCGAGGGAGGCGCACAATGGTACGCTAAATCAGCGACGAAGCCAAAGTTCACCGTATCGAATCAAGAGCACAAATACATTAACCACACATTTAACTATCCTGGTCGAGTTACTTGGGATCCAGTTACGATTACAATCGTAGATCCCGTTGACCCGAACGCAGCACGCCAAGCAGCTGAACTCCTTCAAGCTTCTGGCTACTACATTCCAGGAAACGAGAATGCTAAGATCACTACCATCAATAAGAAAGACGCTACTGAAGCAATGAAGCGCGTCGAGATTATTCAGATTGGCGAGACAGAAGATGATGTCTTGGAAAAGTGGATTCTTAACAATGCATGGGTTGAAGCGGTAAACTTCAGTGACCTCGACTACGAAAATGATGACTTGAGCACAATCGAAATGACAATTCGTTTTGACTGGGCAGAGCTTGAGACTCAAGACGCAGACGGCACAATCAATAGTTATTTCACCACAAATAACAACCCAAGTTAAGCAAGAGAAAGGGGTGACTAATGTCATCTAGAAACAACCAAGAGAGGCTCGGCAACAATGACGCCGAAGCCTCTAATGAACAATCAATACAACAAGAATCAAACACAACTCAGTCACTGAATTTCGCAGTGCCCACTGAGTTTGTTGATTTGCCATCAAAAGGGCTCTTTTACCCTTCGAACCATCCACTCCACGGTGTCGATAGTTTGGAAATTAAACACATGACAGCCAAAGAGGAAGACATCTTATCTTCTCAGTCTTTGATTCGTAAAGGTCTTGCCATTGACCGTATGCTGCAGAGTGTCTTAATTAACAAAGATGTCCAAGTAAAAGACCTACTTATAGGCGATAAAAACGCTTTAACAGTCGCTGCCCGTGTAACGGGGTATGGCGCAGATTACGTCACAACTGTGACCTGTCCTGCCTGTTCTACCGAGCAAGAATTTGACTTCGATTTGACCGATGTTGATATGACTGGCGCATCATTTGACCGTGAAGAGCTTAACGACCAACTCGAAGGAGTTGAAATCACAGACAGCAACACGTTCTTGGTCGATCTTCCAAAAAGCAACCATCAGGTAGAACTGAAGATGCTTACCGGTGCCGACGAGGAGAAGCTCACAAAGTTTCAAAAGCAGAGAGACAAGACAAAAGGAAAAGTTCAAACTTCCACCGTTCTCACTGACACATTAAAATCAATCATCACTTCCGTTTCGGGAATCAAAGACAGAAAACAAATTAATCAATTCGTTGATAATATGCCTGCTATGGATTCTCGATATCTCAGAAGCGTATACCAAAAACTGATACCAAACATCGATATGACTCAGACCTTTAGTTGTAGCGAGTGCGGTCACGAGCAGGACCTGGAGGTTCCTGTCACTACGGACTTTTTTTGGCCACAGCAGTGATTATATTGAATCAGTTTACGAAGAATTGTTTGCACTAAAGTATCACGGTAATTGGGATTTTGCAGAATCGTATTCATTACCAATCCAGATCCGCAGGTGGTTCCTCAGAAGGCTTCAAAAACAGAAACATGCAGAAAACGAAGCTGTTGAAAACGCTTCGCGAAAAAGAAAGTAGAGAGAGATTTTATAAGTCCTCTCTATTTTGCTTTATATACTAATTATATGTGATATAATATACCCTTGGAGGTTTTGTAATGGAAAATGAATTACAAGAATATGAAATTGATTTGGGTGCCGCATCGAGAGGTGAGGTAAACGAAAGCTATCTTAGAATGTTTGGAACTGCCATTAAGGGCATCATGAACTCCCTGTTTGGTGGCGCATCTGTTCCCGTAACCGTGAAAGGTAGCCAATCACAGGTTCGCGATTTCGCAAGAGTTCTGGGGAAAGAAAAGAAATATTTAGACAACTACAGAAAGTTCGGTCTGGACAATCCTCAGACTTACCGCAGTCGATATGGTCTTGAATCTGCAGTAAAGAAGTTTGAGAGATCAACGAACCTCAAATGGCCATTTAAATAATAGCGGAGGGATAGAGCTTGGCTGGTAAAACAACCAAAAATGCGATTAGAGATTTAACAGCAGCAATTGCAGAATTGCGTGCTGCTTTTGCTGGTGATTCAAAGACCACGCAAGAGGATCTTGCCAAGCTCACCGATACTGCCGAAGATTTGAAGGATGAATTCGAGGATCTGAAGAAGGCAGGTGAAGACGTTGCGGAAGTTACACGAGCTCGCACTGCAGCAGACGAAGCAAGCCTTAAAGTTCTAGAAGCAAACCTCAAGGTTCTTAAAGAGAAGAACGACGCCACGGAAGAAGAGATTGCCTTAGCAAAGGATGCAGTCAAGAAACAGAAAGAGCGGCTAAGAACAACAAAGAAACTCAACCAGGTCCGCGAACAAAGCGCAGCAGCCGGCGAAAACCTAGCCAACACAATGGGCAACATGCTCGGTATGAGCAATGATTTGAACAATTCTCTGCTCGGTCAAGCCAAAGCAGCATTTTCAAGCGCCGAGGGTTTTAAATCTTTTGGCGCAAGTATGCAGAAGAACTTCACTCCTATGGCTTTTGCAGGCGGACTCGTTTCAAAAGCTCTTGAGACAACTACGATTTATGCCGGTCGCCTCTTCACTCAGATGGACTCGGGACTAGCCTCGTTCAACGCAGCTACCGGAGCAGCGGGAAAGTACGACAAAGCCATCGCAGAGGCAACTGCGGGTATGATACAATATGGCGTCACTGTCGGCGACGTCGCAGGCGCCCAAGCCGCACTTATGAGATCTTTCCCTCTTCGGGAACTCGGAACTCAGTCGACAGCCATATCTCAGCAGTTCGCCCTCTGGCAGAAATCGGGCGTCTCAATAGACGTGGCAACCAGATCCTATACAACACTCCGTCGCTCATTTAAGAAGACTAACGACGAAGCTCTCGGACTACAAATGAACATCATGGCTCTTGGCGACGAAATTGGAGTCGGTGGACCAAAGATGATCGAAGACTTTGCCGCAGCAGCACCAAGGCTTGCAATCCACGGCAACAATATGGAAAAAGTATTTAAAAGAGTTGCATCAGCATCTGCCCAGCTGGGTCTTGAAGTTGACGACGTACTAAACCTTGCAGAAGGCTTTCAGACATTTGAAGGATCAGCAAAAGCGGCTGGATCGCTCAATGCCATCCTTGGCGGCGGATTCATTAACAATATAGAACTCATGAACGCAGCGTTTGAAGATCCTGCAAAAGCCGCACAGATGATTAAGAGTTCTTTTGAAGACGCAGGACAATCAGTTGCATCTCTTGGTCCAGCAGGTGTGAAAGCAGCCGCAGCAGCCGCAGGTTTCAGCGACGTTGGCAAATTTACTTCATTCTTGAATGGCGAATTGGATGCAGCAGAGCTCGCTGCAGATGAAGGGTTAACCAGTCAGAAGAATATGGAGAAAGCTGCAAAAGAAAGCTTAACTGTACTTCAGAGAATTGACAACGCTATTATGTCCCTCTTTACACCACTTATGCCGGCATTTGAGAAGATATTGCAAATGGTCGACGGTCTGCCAAGCAACCTTTTAGCTTCTATCGTGTTGGGCGCCCCGATTATTGGCGGCGCACTTCTCACTGCATTTACCTCTGCCTTTGGCGCCGCTCATGCGGCAATGACGGGGACTATAATTGCCAACAAAATATCTGCGGCAATGGCACTCGGCAAAGGGGGCAGCGGATCAATGTTCGGTGGAGTATCAAAATTTATGAAAGGCACCGGTGGCAAACTGATTAAGGGAGCCGGACTCGCAGCTGCTGGGGGTATGTTGGCAAAAGATGTTTACGATGTAGCCACCGGAGACGCCAACGCTGAAAATTGGGGAGCCATTGCTGGTTCCGTTGTCGGCGGCACAATAGGCATTCTCGGCGGTCCAGCAGGTATCGCCCTCGGAGCATCACTAGGAAATATGGCTGGAGAAGCTCTAGGTAAAACATTTGACGAATCAAAGAAAAAAGCAGACGCATCAATGCCAGCAAAGAAAACTGCTGAAGAATCTCGCCACAACGAAATGATGGAAAGACTAACCGCTCTTCAAAAGAGTTCTTCAGAGGTCAAGGTTCGACTAGATGTCGACGAGTTCGCATACAAGAGAGGTTTGAAGCTCTCAACCGCAGAAATTATGAGCGGGAAATAAAGGATAACAGATATGACAGAAGAGAGAGATCAGAAACCAATCATTCCTGGAAGCACGTCCGCAGAATCACAACTTTATGATAGATTCTATATTCAGTTGCAGCATTTGCCCACGATGAAGAGTGTCTACTTTAAGGCGTTGCTGACTCAGTTTGAAGATCAATATACCTCAGATTGGCAGACAGAGCAAGTCTTCGGTCGCATGGATCCAATACGCTCCTTCCGGGGAACGCAGAGAATTATATCTCTAGGTTGGGACGTTGTTGCTGCAAGCTTGGAGGAAGCAGAATATAATCTGGGAAACTGTTCAAATCTTCTATCAATGTTGTATCCCTCTTATGACCAGGGGGTCCAAAACCCAATTAGCAACAATGGCACGTCAAACACTGCGAACGATTCGGCAAACCCAACACCCGAACAAGAAGCACGCGCCAAAGCGTTGCTCGAATCAACTTCCGCTGCAGTGGCAAACCAAGGCAATGCGGCAACCATACACTCAGCCCCGCTTTTTAGATTAAAGTTTGCAAATCTAATTCAGAGCACAAGGACCACAGATCCTGTTGTGGACATAAGTTCAGGTCTTGTGGGGACCATTGACGGATTAACCTATGCACCAGACCTGGAACAAGGATTCTTTGATCCCGTGGAAGGTTCGAATAAATCAGTCTTATACCCTCAGACAATCAAGTTGTCTTTTGGATTTTATGTGAGTCATGATCACCCACTCGGGTGGTACAATCAGTCCGGTGCCGGCGCAGCCCTTCGAGCAGGATCCGTATTTCCGTATCCAAAGACTAAAAAACAATAGGAATCCAAAAAATGTCAAGATATAAAAACACAACGGTAAAGGTTAACGATCTGGAGCTGTACAAGAAATTAAGAAAAGAAAGAGGAATCCCAGGCGGCATCACTCAGTATAACTTAGTAAACCTCCCAACGCTGACTGTTTCTGACATCCAATCTATTGATTCTGTTGGACACATATGGTCCTCTGGAGATAGACTTTACAAATTAGCCGATAAGTATTATAATGATTCAAAGTTATGGTGGATCATTGCTTGGTACAATAAAAAACCAACCGAGGGGCACCTAGCACTTGGAGATCTTATACAAATCCCTCTCCCTCTTGAGAGGGTTTACGGCTTGCTAAGGATGTAGAGCATGGCATACAATAAAATTATAGAAAACTTTGTAGATCCCACTGACAATAAGTCGAGGACGTTTTCATTTTCTGGAAACCTCGACGCCACCGGAGAATTCATAGAGTTTCAAGTCACAGTCACACAAGAGCAGGGCGTAAACGTCGAACTCGATGGACTGCTGTTTATGACTAAGTTCCACGTATTTAATGTAGTTACTTCGGAAATTGAAGACTCTATTGATGAAAATAATCCTTGGGACCCTCTTTTGCCTAGCAATGATCCAAGAAAGGTAAAAGCACTAATAAGCCAAATAGTATCTTCTCAGGGTCAACTCCACGACTATAGTGTCAAGTTTGCAACAGACTTTATGAACGGAGGGTATGGATCCCCAGACTTTAATGGCGTTGGAACCCCCTCTTCCCTGGATGGCTCTCCAGCGTTCAAAGGGTTTTCATTTAAGTTTCCTCTATCCGTGTCTTTTAATTCTGAAAACGGAATCCTGCGATGGCCAGGAAATCTGGGAAACATGAAAGATTACTTAATATCTCCTGCTGTGCAGGAGGCAACCCTTGAACCAAGTTTTCAAAAAATTTCTAACATCACCGCTGCAGCCGATGCTGCCTATGGCGACCCTGACAATTCAAATGGCTGGATAGCCTCTCTACCAGTAACGTTCCTTGAGGTTTCAGATCCGGAAGCACTCGCCGCAGCCACCGAGCAGCGCTTAAAAGAAGAGCTCCAAGAGGCTTCTTCTGGAACCGGATTGACCGATGAGCAGAAAAAAAGCGCACTCCCACTGAACGAGCAAGCAATTTTACTCTACAGAATGGGCGAGCTACTACAATACAACCGCGACAAAAAGAGAAAAGAAAACGAATATGATCGTTTTGCAGTTCTTGAGTGCGAAGGTGCAGAAGAAATAGAAAGTTTAGTAAACTATCTGACAGCACCCGAAGACGTTTCCGCTATATTCGACAAAGTAAGACCTATACACTTGTCTGCGGTCATTCCGAGAGTTCGCTTGTGGAAAAAGTATTACTGGGAAGACAAGAGGGTAAATCAAACTGGAGCTTCAAGTACGGACCCCGTTTATATTGAATATGAATTTGAAGAGCACGCAGACCCAGGACTTCTAGGTCAAACTCTTACCACAAACACTGGCGTAGGCTTGGAGTCTTTTAATTGGGAGTTCAACGGAGACAATATGTTCTCTGCAGAAAAGCTTATTCAAGCTGAAATAAAAATGAGAGCTCAAAGTGTAGACGCCCTTGAGAAATTAAGAAAGTCCTCAAATTCTTCAAACCCAGAGAAGAACACTTACGCATTTTCAGATATTTTTATTCCCGACAAACGCCGCAAAGATAACAGCGGCAATAGAAAAAATACGGGAAACTATCAAGAGTACGAAATGAAGAATATGAAGGTCCGAGCAGAAGTTGAATATGCAGTAGACAAAAATAGTCATGTATTTTCAGGACCAGCAAACAAAGAGGTTGCAGAGGCTTTGGAAAGCTTAAAGCTTGCGATTAACCTCAGCGTCACAAGCTACTCCCTTGATCTAAAGGATGATGGCAGCGTTGGCGTTAGTGTTAACTTTCAGGGCAGCATAGATGCCACAACGCAAGATCCTGCCGTTGGCAACATTCTTCCAAACAAAAAGTTCACAGAAGAGCAGAGAGCTGACCTCATTAGAGAGAGAAATCTCGTTGCGGAGGATATAGCCATAGCCAAACAGCAGCTTATAGACCTTGAGGTGGAGAGAAAGACGCAACTTAATTTGCCAAATCGCCAGAATATCCTTACCGATGAGCAAAAAGCTGCCGAAAAAGAGAGCTATATAGAGAACGTAAAACTAATAAGAGAAGACATACAAAAGTGGGAATCTCAATATTCTCTCGCCGGTGCTCCCAAATCAGACAGTGCGTATTTGGCTGCAGTAGCATCCAAAGAATTTAAAAAGCTCTCTCTTTACCGCACCATCTTAAATGGATTACTGCAACGCGGCGCCGTAA